AATGTTTTTTTCTAGAATAATTTTATCGATAAAATAATTATATAATATTTATTTCTAAAATTATTCTGGGATGTTTTTTTCTAAAATTATTCTGGGATGTTTTTTTCTAGAATAATTTTATCGATAAAATAATTATATAATATTTATTTCTATAATTATTCTGGGATGTTTTTTTATAGAATAATTCTGGAATGTTTTTTTCTAGAATAATTATATTATCTTTATTTCTATAATTATTCCGGGATGTTTTTTTCTAGAATAATTTTATCGATAAAATAATTATATTATCTTTATTTCTATAATTATTATGGGATGTTTTTTTCTAGAATAATTTTATCGATAAAATGTTAATTTTAAAAATATTCTAGATCACATAACCATTATTGTTGATAATTTGAATATACTCAAACGTTATCCCTGATATAACTAATTTATATAATTATTTTAAAGATTGTAATATTGAAATGACAGTATTCAAGGATGGTCTATGTTTAGGATTTTTTTGCATCATTTTAAAAATCAGTTGATTTAATATAGGTACAATAGTATCTGGAAGAGGTTCAGGATAAGTATTAGTATCAATGATTTGATCAATTAAATTAGAATTTCCAAAATACGGAAGTGTTTTGGAAATACACACATAAAATGTGACACCAATTGAATAAATATCTGATAAAAAGTGATTAAAATTTTGATTGATATAATATTCAGGAGCTGCGAAAATTTTGGCACCTCGAGGATAATCAGTTTTACATAATAAAATTTCACTTTGTTTACTTGTACAGCAATGACTATAATCAATAAGATAAACACCCGAATCATTAGAAATAAAATTTTGAGGTTTAATATCATTATGTGAAATTCCAAGGTCATGTAAATTTTTTATTACCTTACTAATCTGGATAAATATTTCAGTCCATGATTTAATATCATATCTCAAATTCCATAAATTATCACCATTTATAAAATTATATACTATATATTTTTTAGTACCAATATTAAAATGATCAACTAATAATTTTAAATACGACAATACGTTAACTTCATTCATATAAAAAATAAGAGTTTTTGTATCATTAACCTCAACTTCTTTAATCGTATATTTATTACCATTTAATAATCCTAAATATACTTTTCCATAACTCCCTTCACCGATCGACTCAATAATTTCATAATCATGAATCATTTATATTATTCAAATTAAATAATTTGAATAATATATTGATTATTATATATGATAGTGACAGACGAAAATATTATTAGAGGATAAACCATAATGATTAAATTTGGATAATTGGTAATAATCAATTATAAGTTGATAAATAATATTGTTTTATATCACAAAATAATACCAAATGCTTAGTCATACGTTTTTTTTTTAAAAAATAATAATATATTCAACAAATATACATTTAATATCAAAAATATTATGTAAAAACCAAAAAAAAATAAAATTATTTTTAACTATTCTAAGAATATATTTAAATAAAAGTATATGTAATTGAGTGCTTACCTGTTGCTATCAAATCAGCAGGAACGTATATTTTTAATCAAAATTTAAGTTATGATGGAAAAGGTGCAGCTATCAAAGTTCAACCAACAGCTAGAAGTGTTATTATTGATTTAAAAGGATATGAATTAAAGTATGTTGGAAACACACCAGGGGTCGGAATATTTGTTAATTCTGCTAAAAATGTGACTGTTGAAAATGGATCTATTAGTGGATTTACAAATAATGGATTAACTGGAACTATTCCAGGATCTTCCACGGCAGTTAGTGCTATCAATGCAAATGTACTAGTATTATCTAATTTAACTATAGAAAAATCTATGTATGGTGTATATTTGAATAAAACAACAATTATAACATTAACGAATGTAAGATTTAATAATATTTCAAGTCCTGGTACTGTAGAACCGAGGGCTACAGCCATTTATGGTGTAGATACGAACAGTTTAATAATAAAATATGCAAATTTCAAAACAGTTACTCGATCTATATTTCTAGAAAATGCGATCAATACCGTTTTAGATGAAACATCATTTAATAATGTAATTTATGGATTAATAGCATTATCGGGAAAAAATTTAAAGGTAACCAAAGTTAATGCAAATTTATCAAATGACGGATTAAATTTAATTCAATTAGGTGGTCAAGATATTAATAGTCTAGAAAGAAAATTTATTAATGTTATATTAACAGATAGTAATTTCTATGGCGAAAGTACTAAAATTGGGGCATCATTAATATCAGTGTTCAACTCAAATTATGCTTGTATTGATAGTATTAACGCTGCACTAAGATTAACGGCAGATGGAGAAGCACTTGGTGGTACAATTGTGATATGAGGACTCAGTAATCGTCAATCTAGAAATATTTTATTACAAAACAGTTCAATCAGTGGAGGTTCAACTAATAGCGTTGTTGTGTCAACAGAAACTACACCAGTTCTGGTACCACTAATAAGTTTACAAGGAATTCTGATTCAAAATAATCAAATCACCCATCAAGGAATTACCAAATCAGCAATACTTGTACGAGACATATTTGCACCAAATATTCCTGAATCTATTATACCATCAAATATTACTGTAGCTAATAATGTGCTGGTTGGTCCATCCAATAAACTCGTTGCTGGAAAAGGTATTTCCCTAGAAAAATCAAGCTACTAATTTTGCATTGGGATTTGGAATTTGTGCTATATGTAACCAAATTACTATCCAAGAAAATAGGAGTTTCTCTAATGAACAAGGATTTAAGAATGAAAGTTTAACTGTATCTAGTTTAGGAAATAATTATTCATATAATAATACTAACGGTGCAATTGGTAATCCACCTACCGGAGTTGTGCCTTTTTAAAAATAATTATCATAATGTTATATATATCAATTTCATATTTAAAATATTTACTATATTCACATTAATAAAAATATACATTATTTTTATTAATGTGAATATAAATGAGATATTACAAACCAATTAATTTTATATTATTTTGAAATTTGTTTTTATCAAATGTGATAATATTGTTATTAACACATCTTTTTTTTTAAAAAAAAAACTTGAGATACTTTAATTATATAATTGAATATTCTAACATATATTCATTCAAAAAAAATTTCATAGATTAAGTATTTATAAAAAAATAAGTGGATTATTCAATGCATCTAATACCCTTAATTTTAAATTTTTAATACTATTATTATTAATACCTGAGTTACCACTAGCGTATAATATTTGTAAACTGTTCATCCAAGATACATCAGTAATTTTTGGATTATTAGATGCATCTAATAATTTTAAAGTTAATTTTTGGATTCCTTTATCATCAATACCAGAATTATTATCAGCGTATAATATAATTAAACTTATCATCCAAGATACATCAGTGATTTTTGGATTATTAGATACATGTAATGACTTTAAAATTAAATTTTTTATTCCTTTATCATCAATACCGGAATTATTATCAGCGTATAATATTGTTAATTTTGTCATCATAGATACATCAGTAATGTTAGGATTATTAGATGCATATAATTCTATCAAATTTAAATTTTTTATTGCTTGATTATTAATTCCTGAGTTACCCATGGCATATAATATTTTTAATTTTGTCATCATAGATACATCAGTAATGTTAGGATTATTAGATGCATCTAAATATATCAAATTTAAATTTTTGATTCCTTGATCATTAATTCCAGAATACTTATTAGCTTTTAATATTCTTAATTTAATCATCCAAGATACATTAGTAATTTTTGAATTATTAGATGCATTTAAATATATCAAATTTAAATTTTTGATTCCTTGATCATTAATTCCACAAAAATCACGGGCATATAATTTTTGTAAATTAGTCATCCAAGATACATTAGTAATGTTTGGATTATCAGATGCGTCTAATATTATCAAATTTAAAATTTTGATTCCTTGATCAGTAATATTTGGATTATATGATGCATTTAATTTTATTAACTTTAAATTTTTTATACCATGATTAGTAATGTTTGGATTAAGGGATGCATTTAATTTTATCAAATTTAAATTTTTGATTCCTTCATCGGTAATCTTTTGATTACTAAACGCATTTAAAATTTTCAAACTTATCATTCCTTTAATTCCGTTATCTGTAATCATTGAGTTGTTACTAGCATTTAATTTAATTAACTTAAATCTTATAATTCCATCATCAGTAATGTTGGGATTATCAGAGGCATATAAATTTTTTAAATTATCGAAAATTGGTAATTTTAATATTTCATCAGTCAACTTAATACTTAATGAATCTATATTAGTAACGTTAACAACTTTAACATACTGTTTAAATGATTTTGAACATTTGGATAATTTAATTATTGTTCTTATATCTAAATATTTAGTAATCTCATTAATAATATCAATTGAAATTTTCATCTTATATTTATACTTACCCTGTTGATTCAAATTATGATAAATAACCCTTTTTAATTGATTTAATGATACAGTTGGATATTTTTTTGAATATTTTTTTATTTAAAAATTAATTAAGTTCACAAAATTAGTATTTGAAATTTATTTAAATAAAATTTTAATTGATTATGTGAATATATTTTTAATTAGTACAATTAATTATTTTGAGTGTAATATATAAAAATGATTATTAAAATAAATTTATTTTAAATATAAATGATTAAAGATATATTAATTTTCATATATTTTTTATTAATAAGTTACATCAATGGATTTTTAGCACTAAATATAATAAATCCATCATTGAGACAAAAACCATTATTTGATGTAGGATTCTTGCTACTACCTCAAATATCGGTTTTATATCCAAATATAATGTTATTAAGTTTTATTGGATATTTTATTTTGAGGTTTAATCGAGGAAAATATTATTCAAAAATATTAAAATTAATGATTTGTTTATGTATTTTATTTACACTGAGAGCATTCACATTTACTCTAACAATAGTTCCTCCTACTAATCAAAATTGTGTTAGTAGAAATGTTACTGATGGATATGTATGGAATATATTTAAAGAATTAATTTTAACGGAAGATAATAGTTGTATTGATTACATGTTTTCGGGACATACTGTTTATTTGACATTGGGATCACTATTTATTTTTACATATTCAGTATATAAAATAGAAAAATTAATAACATTTTTATACTTAAATATAGCAATTGGAACAATAATAGCTAGTCGAATTCATTACACTGTGGATGTGATTATTGGAATGAGTTTAGCTATGTTAATATTCAAAATATTTTCAAAAAAGAAAGTTAAATATTGAATTATCGGATATGACTTTTAATCATATAAAATTTTACATTTATTTCCATTCAATTTGCCAATTAATTGATAATGTTTATATAAACTCTATATTTTTTTAATTAAGATGATAATTCCAACAATCATCATATAATTTGTTTAAACAAATTATATGAAGATTTTTTATATAAATCAGGAAAATTGTCCTGATTTTACAATATTATATGTGAAATATCAATTAATTTAAAATTTATGTCTGAATAATATTACATAATTAAAAATACCATAATATTTTTTTATTTACGAATAGTTGATAATTCTAAAATATATTATATGCTTCATAGAATTTAAGAATAACTCAAAATGATATTTACATATTTTGAATGTTATAAAAAATTTAATTTCTATTATGATTGATTCGATTGAATTAATATTTATAAATGGAAACTAACTTGATATAAAATATAATTAAATATGGAATCATTTAGACTGGAATATAATATCAAATTAAATATGGAACATATTTAATTATAATTTCAGATAAGTTTGAATATTTATGAATCAATTTATTCTTGATTTCCATAAATCAAATAATTGTTATCAATATTAAAAAAAATTAAACTATGTAATACTATATTTAGTTATAGTTGATTCAATCAATATAATCAACTCAATTATATTTATTATGATATTTAATAAAATTAAAATTGTTATCAATATTCAAAAATTCTAATTTATCTAATTTATAAATACCATGAAGTATCTAATCTAGTTAATAAAATTAGAATTATTATCAATATTCAAAAATTTTAATTTATCTAATTTAGAAATACCATTTGGAGTTATACCTGAATACCATGAAGCATCTAATCTAGTTAATAAAGGTAGATGATTCACATCGTATATTTTAGAATTATTAGTTACATTCAAACTAGTTAAATTTTGTAATTTAGAAATACCATTTTGAGTTAGTTCTGATATATTTGAAGCATCTAATACAGTTAATAAAGGTAGATGATTCACATCATATATTTTACTATTATACTCAACATTCAAACTAATTAAATTTTGTAATTTCGAAATTCCATTTGAAGCATCTAATGTAATTAATAAAGGTAAGTGATTCACATCATATATTTTACTATTATAACCAACATTCAAAGTAGTTAAATTTTGTAATTTAGAAATACCATATTGATTTATTCCTGAAGCATTTAATGTACTTAATAAAGTTAGATGATTCACATCATTTATTTTACTATTATTACCAACATTCAAACTAGTTAAATTTTGTAATTTAGAAATACCATGTTGATCTATTACTGAACCCCATGAAGCATTTAATGTAGTTAATAAAATCAAATGATTCACATCATATATAAAACGATTATTCTGAACATTTAAATTAATTAATTTTTGTAATTTAGAAATTTCATGCTGATTTATAACTGTTTCCCTTGATGGATCTAACTTAGTTAATAAAATTAGATTCGTCATATCATATATATTATCATTATCTTGAAGATTCAAACTGGTTAAGTTTTGTAATTTAGAAATACCATTTTGATCTATTATTGAATTCTCCCCTGACACATCTAATGTAGTTAATAAAGTTAAATGATTCACATCATTTATATTGACATTATGTAATTTATAAATTTCATTTTGAGTTATTCTTAATCTGTTTACAGAAGATAACTTTCTCAATTCTGCTAAATGATATATTAATGTTACATTCACATTATTATATATATTAATAATCCATCAGTTAATATATTTAAATTATCAGTTACATTTTTAATTTTAATTTTATTTAATAATTTTTTTGATGTAAAGGCTAATTTAATTTGATCTAATAAATCTAAGTTTGTAATTATCATGTTTACTATATTATTCGGTTGATATTTAAATTCACTCCTAATTATATTATTAGATAATTTTCGATATTTCTGAATCAAGTTATCTTCCATTTTTATAAAAATAATATTATATTTAATAAAAATTAGAATACTTAAAAACCTGAAACATCTAATGTAATTAATTTGAAAGTTTTATTATTTACTGTAATCAAATCGTAATTTATAATATAAGTATCGTGAATTTTAAAAATTAATTAGTTTGAATCTTGGTTATAATATATAATAATTAGATTTAGTAGATCAAATTAAAGTATCAGTTACATCAAAAAAATTATTTAATAAAATATTAAAATATCCGATATTTAGTGATGTAATTGAATTATATATGTTTAATAATTTGAAAGTAACATCAGTGTATCATTTAACAAAATTGATAACGTTATATACTATAAGCAACTCAGGACTATCTCAATCCGAAATATATAAATTACATAATTTAACTAGTTTGCATGTTAAAGATAATGTAAAAATATATGATATGAATCATCTAACTTTATTAAGTACATTAAATGTTTCAGGAATAAATCAATATGGTATTTCTAAATTACAAAATTTAACTAATTTGAATGTTCGTGATTATAGTAAAATATATGATGTGAATCATCTGACTTTATTAAGTACATTAGATGCTTCATGAAATACAGGAATAGATCAAAATTTAACTATTTTGAAAGTTCAAAATAATTCTGAAATATATGATGTGAATTAGATGCATCATGGAATTTCTAAATAAAAAAATTTAACTAATTTGAATGTTAGATGTAATTCTAAAATATATAATGTGAATCATTTGTTGTTATTAACTAAATTAGACGCAGCAGGAACATCGACAATAAATCAAAATGGAATTTCTAAATTAAAAAATTTAACAATGTTGTATATACAAACCAATTATAATTTTTAATTTTTTAATTTTTTAATAAAAAATGGAAGGTAATTTGAGACAGAAATATCCAAACTTAACTGATAAGATAATTAGAAAAAATAGGAGTGGATTAGAATATCAACCGACTGATATATTAAACATGGTAATTACAAAATTAAATTTACTAGATCAAGTTAAATTATCATTTACATCAAAAAAAATATTAAATAAAATTAAATTTACACATTTAACTGATAATTTAAATACATTGACTGATGAAATATTAAGATGTCCGATATTTAGTAATTTAATTGAACTATATATGTATAAAAATTTGAAAGTAACATCAATTTCTCATTTATCAGAATTAAGAAAATTATCTGCAGTAAACAACTCAAAAATAACTCAAACCGAAATGTATAAATTACATAATTTAACTAGTTTGAATGTTGAATATAATAGTAAAATATATGATGTGAATCATTTAACTTTATTAAATAAATTAGATGCGTCAGGAGGTTCAGGAATATTGCAATATGGAATTTCTGAATTACATAATTTAAGTATTTTGAATGTTGCTAATAATATTCATATATATGATGTGAATCATTTGAAGTTATTAACTACATTAGATGCTTCAGGAGAATTATGGGAATCAGGAATAATGCAAGATGGTATTTCTGAATTATATAATTTAACTAATTTGAATGTTAAAAATAATTCTAATATATATAATGTGAATCATTTGACATTATTAACTACATTAGATGCTTCAGGGACATCAGGAATAAGTCAAAATGGAATTTCTAAATTACAAAAGTTAACTAGTTTACATGTTAGTAATAATCCAAATATAAATTCTGTTAATCATTTGATTTTATTAACTAAATTAGATGCATCATGGGATTCAGGAATAACGCAATATGAAATTTCTAAATTACAAAATTTAAATAGTTTGA